TTATTTATCCTCCTTAACATCTATTTTCGCTGTTACTAACTCATCATCATCCGGCAATTCATCTGTATAATTTCCCAAAAATGTCTTAACATATAACCACAGCTTCTTTACAGGCAAACCGCATAATGCCATATTCTTCAAAATGCTTACTGTTTCATATGCATTATAAAGTAGTGCGATAAAGCCAGAAATTCCTATCTGATTACCCATATGCTGTCTAACCTGTTCCGGCAGAAATCCAATCATGTTAAATCCTGTTATGTAATCCACGATTACAAGAAGCATAATGGATATTATCATTCCACACTTACGAATTGCTCCATTAATGCCAAAACAACTGTTAAATTTACGTTCCTTTATCGCTCTTAATACTCCAAATATTGTATCAATTATTACAGCTATAATAACAAGCTGGATCAGCTTGTCGTGTGCTGCTGCCATGTAAATTGCCTTTAATGTTATCATCTTTCTTTTCCTCCTTCTAAAAAAGCGCCTAGCTTAATGCTAGACGCTGTAATGAGCTCTTATTCAATTAAAGATAATGCAAGTTCTTCAAACTCTGCCATATCCTCCATGCAAGCTTTCTTGTTAGCAAGATATTCCGTTTTGTTCTGAATATTCTTGTTAACGCTTACACTACTTCCATCATCTGAAATTGATGCTGAGAGGTATACAATATTAATTCTCTGCTTTTCAGATGAACCTGTCACTGTTTTCTCTATATAACTTGTTCCTGTAAATGTTATATCTTTTCTTGTTTCTAACATATTTACTACCTTCTTTCTATTATTCAAATAACGTTCCTACTAATGTGTCGTCTATCCACACTTGCAAAGCTGCCCCAGTCCACTTTAACGTGACTCTGTTCGTCGCTGCTGTGGTATGTTTGCATACATATTAACAATTGCTGTCTCATTGTTATCTATCTGTACTGTTACAGATGCGTTTAATGTTACATTTTTCTGTATTGTCATTTTTACCTTCTTTCTACCGCTGTGCGGATTTATATTAATTATTCATTATGTCTTGTATATAGTCTTCTAATTTCCACCATTCACCATAATGTCTTATATAATAGTATCCTTCGATATAACAGTTTTTTCCACTTATATCTACCGTACCTGCTGTCTCACTACGTCTTATCCAATCCATCAAATTCATATACGAACCACCACTTTGGATATAATAATATTCATCAACATATATTCCATCACGTCCAATCCTTACAACATCTTTTGTTCCATCTTCGTTTGATAGACCTATATAGTGTCCTTGAATTCGCAAATAAGCACCAGTGCTACTTTTCATAAGGTATTCGCCACCAATAAGAGTAGTGGTCATTGTAATACCTTCTGTGGTTACATTTACATTTTTAAAAGTTCCTTCTAAATCAGCATTAACAGCTTTTAGTTTTTTGCAGTCAATGGTTCCGTCTGCTGTAATGGTTGTATTGGTTGATGCCAACGTGAATCTGTTGCCAGAAATATTCAATCCACCTCTAGCAGTTATATTGATTGTATCGGCTATGGCCTCAATTGCACTTTTCAATGACTTTTCATCAACTTTTAATGCAATCTTAGCTTCTGTATCTTCTGGCGCTGCGGTCCAATCTGTAGCCTTATTACCCTTCTCCAACTTAACAGCTCGTTGAGCACCGAACTCCCACGATATACGCATATACGCTACACCACTTGGAATGATTATCTTCTCTTTATAATACTTATTTGTGTTATAAATCTGATTTGGTGCTACCTTAATAAACTCTTTATTAGCATTGTAATAAGCATATACAATCCAAGCTTCTGTATTGTCATCTGTCCAGAACAGCTGGAACATATACTCTTTTCCGGCATCAACAGATATATATTCACCAGTAAGGAATGTCTTGTCCCAATCACCTGCATATCGCAACGCTCCAGTATCATCAATCCAACCAACAGTCAAATCAGTTGTCTTAATAAGGTTTCTTCCGCCTATAGAAATATCATCTATCTTGGCATCTGTATCCTCTGGAGCTAGTGTCCAGTCTGTGGCTCGATTGCCTCGTTCCACCTTAACGTTACCAGTATTCGGATAACTTACTAAAATGAAATAAGCACCATCTGGAACCTTCCATGTGAATAAATTATTGATGTTTGGCATACGTGACATAAATTTCCCTTCACTATCATACCAATTCCATCTAAACCATTCGGCTGGGTTATCTTTATGAAACGTAAGTTCTTCGCCAGGCACAACTGATATCTTCGAACCCATGACATTTGTTTTGTCGTAGTCGTTCGTAGAACCATCGGCCTGTAATGATTTATTAACAAGCTCTCCTGTTCGGATAATAAGGTTTCTGCCACCTATTTTGATTGCACTAACTTTTGCCTCTATCTGATTAGCCTTGGTATCTATAGCCGAATTCACCTGTGAAACAGTATAATAATTACTCATAGCATCCTGTCGTTGATAAATGGCATTAGCTGATATAAGTACTGCTTCCTTGGTTTCTGTTAACTTGGTATCCATATCAGCTTTGGTATAGGTGTTCTCTTTGAATTCCGAGTAGTCATCATATACATCATTAACTCCCTGCCATACATCTGATATTTTATTATCAGTATCCTCTGGGGCTGGTGACCAGTCTGTATATTTTGTGCCCCGTTCAACTTTAAACATTTTACATTGTATTGTGCCACTTTGAATTGCATCTGTTCTGAGTAACGTATTCCAATAAGAATTTTTAACGTGATTTTCATTTATTGTTGCCTGATATATTATTGTTACTTCACCATTAGAACCAGATAACTTAGTATAATTGTTTACTGGAAAATACCCATTATCATTCCAACCTGTTATATTACCAGCTCCAACAATACGAACCTGAGGAGTTTTTCCACTTACAGATACTATATTAGTATATTTGCATATTAACTTAATTGATATTACGTCGCCTACTGACAACCCATCAGTTAAAGTGTTTCCAATGCTAAAGCAAACGTTATCGTTTCCATCGAACTTGGAAAAGCTAACATAGTACTTATTAGACGTTTTTTGTGCAAGATTCCTCCCACCAACCTGAATTCCTTCCGGTGTGGCGCCAACACTATATGATGTACTTGTCGTATTATCTGTATAAGTGAAAACTGTACGTGTCCATAAATAAGGTAACGCTGCTGTAGTCTCTGGTGGAGAAGTTACCCAAGTACCAGTTGGAGCAGTCTTCCCAGACGCACCAGCCTGATATGTTATCGTGGTAGATGTAATTCCTTTGCCTGATGCTCCAGTAGCACCAGTCTTTGCAACTGCAAACGAAAATTTCTTTGTTATAGTAACCCCATCTATCGTTAATGGAATTGTGGCTTCGCATGCCGCAGAAATTATAGCTGTCGTCTTGAATGTTATTGTTGGAGATACTGTATTGTTATTCAAAACTGATGCTGAAATACCAATAGGGCATGCAATTGTTCCCACTATTATCTTGCATACGGTATTTCCACAATAAGCAACCGCCTGAGTTGTACATGACAACCCAGACGGAGCCCCAGCAGTATTCCCAACAAAGGTGTACGCCTCCGATGTTAATGTAACTGAATATGCGTCTGTTACATCTATAATTGAAATTTGACTAGCTGCTTTAACTGCCATTTTGACGTACGCCTCCCTTCTTTATTAATCTTCTAACTGACACGTATATGCCTGTGTGTTATCTACATCGTTCGCAGATACTGTTAACGTCTTAGCTGTTGCTAATGCTGTTGTACTTCCTGCCTTATACCACTTGATAGACCCAAGACCACTAACTACTCCTGCATCTGTGATTGTCTGCTCAATAGAACCCTTGAATACATGTGCTGTAAGTACCGTGTTACCGGTGTTATTCTTGAATACTCTACCGTTGCTACATATAATAGTAACTGTAATAGCATCTGCACCCGCAGCACCTGTCTGTCCTGTCGCGCCGTGTGTACCAATAATAGCTGGGGTTGTTTTAACAGTTGAATCATTACTATATGTGAAAACCTGATACCACCAAAGATACTTATTAGTTGTTGTAGTGGCGGTTGGTTTTGTTGACCATCCACTAGTATCAGTGGTAACTCCACTACCGACCGATGTTGTAAGATAATAATTAGTTACACCTTTAACGCCATTACCTGTAGCACCTGTCTGTCCTGTCGCGCCGTGCGTACCGATAATAGCTGGTGTAGTCTTGGATGTCGTATTATTACTATATGTGAAAACCTGATACGACCAAAGATACTTCTTTGTCGTGTCGGTTGTCTGTGGTGTCGTTGTCCAACCCTCAGTAGATGTTGTCACGCCTGTATTAGATGCAGATGCTAAGAAATAATTAGTTGCACCTTTAACACTAATACCTGCAGCACCTGTCTGTCCTGTCTGTCCTGTCTTTGCAACTGCAAAAGAGAATTTCTTGTTGACTGTTATACTGTCTACAACAACTGGAATTACTGCTTCACATGCCGTCGTTACGGTTGCTGTTGTTGTAAATGTTATTGTTGGTGATGCTGTTCCGCTGTTCTCTACTGCAACTGAAATTCCAGTAGGGCATGTAATTGCCTTCTGGTCTACGTTTACAGCAGAACACTGATTAGAACCGCAATAAGCAACAGCCTGTGTAGCGCACTTCAGTCCTGCTGGTGCGCCAGACGTATTACCAACAAATGTATACGCCTCACTTGTAAGTATCACTGAATACGCATCAGTGACATCGATAATGGTCACCTGACCAGTAGCTTTAATTGCCATATTCTATTTCCTCCTAATCTGTGATTAAATCACATGTATATATGCCCTTTGTATCTATGTCGTTAGGGCTTATTGTAAATTTGAATCCGCCTTCTGATATACGTTCATCAATTGCCGGAATCTCAAGATAAGTGTCGCCATCATGTTCCTGTGACTTCCACTGCAAATATGCAGATTCTCCATATGTAGCCTTGAGTTCTTCTATGTTAGTTATTCTCTGTGTGCCTCTGAATATCGTTACAGATAATACAGTTGATACATTAGTATTTTTAAACACATTTCCTTTGCTTGAAGATATGCTTATTATGGAAACTATTTCTTCTTTCACACTATCTAGTTCATTTTTCAAATCGCCGATTGCATCCTCTACACTTCCACCTGTAGAAAACTCTAAGGCATCTGCGGAAATCTTAAGCTTATACAAACCATCTGTGTCTTTATAATACTTAATATAATGCTTCGAATCACCAACAGCCATCTGACCATCTTTACTAAGATATATACCACGAACACCACTAGTTGCTGATTCTTTTCCTGTCGAATATATAGCAGTATTCTCTATATTAAAACCAGCAATAGTTGCATCAAAAGCCACTAAATCTTTAACATCTATTTTAGACGCTGTAACTGACTTAGCCCTGATAACTTGTCCATTCAGACTGTTATAGTCTGTCTGTTGTGCTTCAGTCGTAATACCATCGGTATTAAGTTTGTAATAAAGACCGTCTTCACCTTTAATTACAAGCTTATCTGCTACAATGGTGTTACCCTCGATTATATCGCCCTTTATGGTTACACCGACAAGTTCTCCGGTAATAGTCTGATCACCTACAGTTACATTTTTTATTAAACCAGACATGGAATAAAAATATTCCATAGCGGCCTTACCAATGTTAGTAAAATCTATATTGGCATATTTTATTTCAGCATCCTTAGCGCTAAGCTTCTCACTTTCAATTTTTCGTATCTTTGCGTTAGTTGCCTCAAGTTCTTCTGTTTTAGTAAAACGTGAATTAACATAGTCTGCATCTACCTTTTTGGCCAACAGATTTTTTGTTTCTTGTATTTCAGTATAAGTTCTTTCTTTTTCTGTTATAGAAGGACCCTTGAAGTCTATCTCCTCTTCCGTTTTTGTTTTGGAATAAGAAGATATTGTCATGGACATACCGCCGTCATATTCCTGCACAATATTCATTATCGGAATTTTATATACATCTTCTCCATCTTCTACTGTGATAATATCCCATGGATCCAGACGTATATCTCCCAAAGTTTTTATTGTTGCTCCTCTGTATGTAAATCCCTTTAGTTTTGCATATACTTTTTCTAGTTTTGCCTGTGGCATAAAAGGATTATTCAAGGTTATACCAAGAAGACCGTCGCCAGCTGTATATGTTGTGGAACTATCGACATTGCATGTTAATTTTTCAAGTTTAAACTCACCTTCATCTTTTTCAAATGACATGATCCTTGATAAGTTATATGTAGCATTGTTATCCTCATACCACTTAATTACAATGGTTCCCGTTCTATCCACACAGGCAAAACCACCTGCCAAAGAAGCTATGTATCCTATCATTTCGCGATATACATAGCCATTTGGCTTGGTATCAATAATAATATCTTCCAAACCTTCAGTATTTACAGGAATACCACAACCTTCACTTATCTCATTCATAACTGCAACTGCAGATGCCGGATACTCTAACTCAGAAACATATAATCCTGTCGTCTGTATCATTCTGTCATAAGCTGTAAATGTTGTCGTATATTGGTCACTTGTTGGATGCTCAGCTTTGAATATTCCTACCGGAACATATTCATAAGTTCCATCTGGCCGTAAAAGGCCTATTTCTAACGGTAACTCTATACCGTCAAAAAGAATATCGCTCTTTTTTATAGTAAGCTCAATTTTAGCCGCAACTGTTGAACCTAATTGTAAATATTCGTCTGCACAGGAAGCATTCTCATATGTCATTTTCTTAAAGCCTGCGTCTATCCACATTCCTTCTACATTAAGTCTAAGATTAAATGTCCTTGATGGGGAACGAATAGTTGTCGCAAACTGCTCTGTAACATTTTTATACATAATTTACTCCTGTATCATAAATTCCAATGCTTCAATATCATGCGTTGTAAGTGCTTCATAATCACTTCCATTACACTTTTCTATATCAGCAATATTTATAGTGCAAATATCCACCTCTGCAGTTGTCATATTAAGTTCTTCAATCTGTTTAACTGCCGTTCTTGCTTCTGCATCGTTCTCAAACCTGTAATTACCATTCTCTATAATAGAATTCCCCTTTTCATCTTTCATGCAGTATGTCTCAAGAATCTTAATTCTTAAATCTTCTGCGCATGTATGCTCTGCTTTAAGTGTTTTAAGATTCTTAACAATCGCCCAGTTAACTCTCAGGGGGAGCTTTTTATTAATAGACTGTAAGCTATTAATCTGCTTTTCTATATCCTTAATGCTTAATGTTATCTTCATATCTACTCCTATTACTGCTGTATTATAGATACACTGGCACTTCTGTAGTAATAGTTACCGTCACCTATATCACCCAGCACCTCTTTACTCAATGTACCTCTATAGCTTGTTATTGTTATATCCTGTCCATCGTCATGGAATGTTATTGGAAAGAATCCGGCGATGAGTTTGTTCTTAATAAGTGCCATCTCATCTTCCTTCAATATTCCCCAATTAATAGATAAGGTCTTCTTTTCAGCGACAACATCACCCAACATTGTTCCGTCAAGTGCTCGTCCTGTAGAAGAAGACCATATAATCTCATCATCCACCTTGATGGACACAGGAGCCGGAAGCTCCTGCCCGTCACATCTCAGTATCAATTCATCACATCCTTGTTAAGTTATAATCTCACATTTTCCTGTCTGCTTTGTATGCTCGTTAATCTTATCAACCACATATTTCTTAAGACTCTTTCCATCAAGTTGTATATCAAGGTCCAGTGTTTCAAGTATCTTAAGTATCTGCTTAAGAATACTTATAGCCTCTGCCAATAACTCTGCACTTGATGCCATAGCTGCTGCCTTCTGTGCCATATCAAGTAATTTATCCTCAGGTGCTACAACTTCGCCCTGATGCCTGTTATCTCCGATCATGGCAAGCTGTGGAGTGTTTGGCTTTACATATCCACCTTCTGCAAGATATGGAACATTACCAAACCCAACTTCCGGTAAATCAAACCCGAAATGGTCACCACCTATAACAGGTACCCAGTCTGGTACATCAAAGCTCAAACTATTCACCTTTCGCACAATTGAATTAATTCCGCTTTCTAAGCCGTCCAGCATACCATTTATAAGTCCGATCACCATATTAATAGGACCTTTTGCAATATCAGCAATTCCGCTAAATATGCCATCAAAAGCCGTAACTATACCATTCCAGGCACCTTCCCAATCGCCAGAAAAAACGCCCTTAATAAACTGTATAACGCCTTTAAACACAGTAATTGTATCGTTCATTAAATCAGCTATGGTTCCAACAACAACTCCAACCTTATTCCCTATAGAATCAAATATAGCTATAAAAATTGGTCCTAACAATTCAGATAAAAATCCAACTACAGGCGCAATAAAGTTGTTATATATTGTCGTAGCACATGTGACCACTTCGCCGACAAAGTCAAGGAAATTAGCAAGTAATGGCTGTAAATGTTCACTCCATACTCTATCAATTACATCTAAAGCATTCTCCCAGACTGGCTGAAGCATATTATTCCAAATGTCTAAGAATACATCTCCGGTAGTCTTAACAGCCGTTTTTATTCCAGTAAATATCGGCTCTCCCCATTCGTTCCATGCCCCTGCCATTGTATTAACCAAGCCAATCCATACATTTGATATAGATTCAATGGCTGGACTTACACCTTCGCTCCATAAAGAATTCCAAGATGCTTTAAATGTATCAAATATTGTTCCATTTAAAGATAACGTCTGGGATGCAAAATCCGTCAGCATTGGTAATCCAACAGAAACAAAATTTGCAAGTATAGGATATGCTGCTTTATTCCATACATCCGAAAAGACTGTATTAAAGCTATCAAATAATCCATTTAATATACTGCCATTAGTGTCGACCCATGTTACAAGATAATTTGTAAATGGACCGTTAAAATAATTTAACAACGGCGGTCCTAATGCTCTTATATCATTAAACGCACTTGTTAAGTTTTTCTTGGCTGTATCTGTATTTTTTGTAAGTCCATCCCATATTCTTGACATAGATGGAGAAAATGTCGATACACTCCATTTGCGGAGTTTATCTAATTCTTTCTTTGCCTTATTTACAAAATTACTAATTGCAGATGTTGCATTAGATGTACTTCCACTCACATCTGGTACAAGGTCAACACTTCCGATTCCTGAAGATGTTCCACCTGTACTACCGCTTGAATCAGAACTATCATCTGTTGGCTCTGTCAGCTTATTTATCTGGTCAAAGCCTGCAAGCGACTTTTCTATATCTTTAGCAGTCTTCTTGGCTGCACTTCCTATATCACCTACATTATCCGCTGCGCTGGATGCATCATCTCCTATACCAGCTATATCCGAACTTATCGAACCCATAGAGGTTGATACATCTGCTCCTGTGAGCATTTGCACAAAACTGGCAAAGCCATCCGCAACCTTCTGTAATCCTGCCAGCAAGTTGTTAAAGCCACGCAGAATAGGTGTAAACAATGCTATGAAACCTTTACCTAGACTAGCCTTTAACTGCTGTAACCTTAATGTAAGTATTCTTGTCTGATTCGCCCAGGAATCCTGTGTTTTAACAAAGTCTCCTGTGGCATTGGACAAAGCACTTGTAACGTACTGATAACGCAGCATTACTTTTTCCTGCTCTGTCATCTTGGCTGTTGTCTTTCCAAAGCCGTTATTAAGTGCATACTGGTCTAAGTTAGTCTGAGTCATAATCACGCCCAAGTCCTTGAGCGTTTCAGTCTCACCAGTCCAGATAGATTTCAGTTTTGTATTTGCTTCATCCGTACTAAGATTGTAAAATGATGCAACATCACCGGTTAATCCTGTAACATTTTCAGCCATATCAAGTGCCGCTTTACCTGTGATACCCATAGCATTACTCATCTGACCAAACACACCCATGTACTTCTTAGCCGATAATTCCGATAAGCCAAAGTTAGTCATAGCATTGGAAGCCCACTGGTCTGCCTGCCAACTTAAGTCCTTAAATGCTGTATCAACAACATTCTGCACTTCTGTTACATTGGAACCTACTTCTATGCAGTCTTTCGTTAACTTAGTAAAAGCTGCTATACTTAATCCAGCAGCTATCTTCTTTCCCATCCCAGAAAAGATGGATGTTGCCTGCTTAGCTGCCTTATTGGAAGCTCCTGTGAGTTGATTAACTATCTGTGAACTGTCTATGCCAAGTTCCAGAGCTATCTGTCCTACTACATCCGACAT